TTCCACGCATTTACTAATTGAACAGTTGCTGGAGTTGTAGAAAAGAAATAGGAAACAAATTTTACATAAACACCATCAAGACCATTTAATTGCGCACTCGTAAAACTAGGTAAATTAATAATATATGTAGCACCTGATGCACCAGCAGCAAGGGGAATTAATGAACCTAAATCACTCATTTGGACAGTATAGGCAATTCCTGGTTGAGGCGTTCCAAGTGTTTTTATTGATTGTAGATTATAACCATAAGAATAGAAATAATTTCCATTCATTGTTAAATTTCCATTGCTATCGCTATCTAATAAACAATTCGCACTGCCATTTAATAAATTGAGATTAGGAACACAAATTTGAGAATTTGAATTAACATACATATCAGCGCTTGCACTTGGATTTCCTTTATTGAATAAAGTGAATATATTATTACCATTTTTATTTGGGTTAAATTGTGATACAATATTTTGTGTTTGTCCTAAATCTGTAATATTCACAAAACTATTTGAACCTAAATACATACCTCCATTTTGTCCATAAGTCGCAATTTGACCTTGGTTATAGGGTTGAACACCTTGAGGAGGTGTAGCACTAAATAATATAGAATTCATAGTATTTAGATTTGGATTTAAGTTTACATTTTGACCACTAATAACAATATTACTGTCAGTATTGTTAAGATTAGGTGCACTATTAATAGTTAAATTATCAGATGTTCCAGTAAAACTAATATTCCCACCAGCATTTAATTTTTGTCCCAATAATTCCCAAGTGCTATATCCTCCTATATTAGTTGAAATCATAAACCCTAAAATAGAAGATGTAGGAAGAGATGTTCCAATAGTAGCGAGTGTATATTGACCGAATACGATGTTATAAGAACTGCCTACTGATGTATCATTTGGATTTCTTCCAATATAAAGAACTGCACCAGCTGGAGCACTTGGAATATTAGTTAAAGTAATTGTATAAGTTGTATTATTTGCGGGAGCTGATAAAAGAACACAATTACCTAAATCACTTTGTTGAATTGTATAATTTCCTTGATTGTTTGTAATAACAGCAAGAGATGCGCCTATATCACTTAAATAGGCTATTTGATTATTGTTATTCTGAAGTCTTCCAGATGATGTAATTTGATTGGTTGAAACACTTGTAAAAGATGGAGTATTTGAGAAATCAAGAGAAACTGCATTATTTGTTGTTGTTGCGGTTAAATTAGGGTCATTAGATGATACACTTTGAATTCCTGAAGCAGTAGAAGCAACTGTAATACGTCCAATATTATCTGGTGTTAGAGTTATATTAGAACCAGCTAGTAAATGACGAGCTTCAAGTAAATATGAATCTGTGGGGCCTTCCGTATTAATAGCATTACTATAACGCAAATTCGTAAAATCCCATTTAATCCCTGCAAATTGTCCTGCTTCTGCTCCAGTGTCAAAATTTAGACCATTTCCAGCACCTTGAATTGTAATTCCTCCATCATTCATTATAAGACCATTTGAACTAATTACTTTTAATCCTTCTGTGGGGTCGCTTACGACTGACACATTATTTCCAAGTTCTAAAACTGCAAGTTCAAGACTATTTGTAAGTAGTCCGCCATTTGTATTAAAACCAATAATAGCATTCTGTGTTAAATCATTTGAGGTTAACTGAAGTATATTTCCATTATCGGTTGTTCCACCTTTAACTGTTAAACATCCAGTATAAGGACCAATTCCAACACCAATATTTGGAGTAGCAGAACCAGCACCACCAACATTTAAATTGACTGAATTGAATGTAGGTTGATTATTTAAATCCAAACTTACAGCACCATTTGTAGTTGTTGCAGTTATATTTGGGTCAGTTGAAGAGACACTTTGAATTCCAGTAGCATTTACAGTGATTAAACCAGTATTAGGGTCAATAGCACTAACGGAAATATTAGTTCCGGGAGTTATTCCAACAACACCAGTATTATTTATTAAATATTCACCAGGTCCAGTTGTTATTTCTTCAAGACCAAGACCATAAGTAATATAAGGTATTTTTTCGACTGATAAATCAACAGAATTACCAGTTTTTACAATTGAAACAGTCCCATCGTTAGAAGTAATTTCTTCAACAATATTTTGTGGAATTTGAGAAGCAAGAGCAACAGCAGAACCACCAACAGTAAGAGCTTGAGAATCAAGAGAAGTTAAACCAGAGATAGTTGTATTTAAATTTACAACGGGGTTTACATTTGGATTTCCAGAAATTGTAATATTGGAACCTCCACCAACTGAAGCAACACCACTTTCTCCACTTTGAATAGGGACATTATTTACAGTTATTATTCCATCTTGATTTGTTGAAATAGTATTATTATTTAGTTCAATACTTACAGTATTTACTATTTTATTATTATTAACATCTAAATCTTCAGTAAGTGGATTTTTTATGCTATTTTCATCAACATTTTTAATGAGTTGATAAAGATTATTTATTTTAGTTGAAATATTAAAAGACATCTGATATATATATTAAAGATAGAATAAAATTTTTTATTTTTTTTTAAATAAATATCTTATATATATATATATTATGGCTCAAGAAGATTTAGAGGAAGTTATAGAAGACCCCCTAGGCGATGATGATATTAGAACATATTTACCTAATGCTAAAATAATTAAATACTCAGAACTATCAAAATATGGAAAAATTGAAGATTTATTAGTAAATGATAAGGATTTCTGTGTTATTCTTTATGAAGATTCACCAAATAAAGGACATTGGACTTGTATAAGTAGGTATAATAATATATTAGAATTTTTTGATTCTTACGGTGGTTATCCTGATTCTCAACTAGGATGGACTGACAAAGAAACTAGAAAAGAATTACACCAATGTAAAACTTATTTAACTGATTTATTCAATAAATCAAAATTTAAGATTATTTTTAATCCTATTAAGTATCAAGAAGATGGAAATGATATAAATACTTGCGGGCGTCATTGTGTTTTTAGAATTCTTAATTTAATAAGAGAAAATAGAGATTTACATCAGTATTATTTATTAATGCAAATGCTAAAAAAGGAAACAAATGAAACATATGATGAGATTGTCGCTAATGTTATTAATAAAACTTAATTTATATATAAAGAAAATATTTATTTTAGTATAAAAATTACTTAAAGAAATATTATCTATATTATTTATATAAATATGTCCGTTAAAATTGATATTCCCGTTGAACAAGTTGAAAACATCCTTTTTGTATTACAACGTAGCAATGTTAAAGATAATAAAGCAATTAATGACCTTATTTCTAAATTAGATAATGCATACACTAGTTATGAAAATAATAAATATGAAACTGATTCTAGTTCTGATAGTGATTCTGATAATAGTATTATTTTTAAAAAGTTATCAAAGAAAAAAGTTATTAAAAAGAAAGCACCTAAGAAAGAAGAAGTAATAAAAGAAAAAGAAGAAGTAAAAGAAATTAAATCAAAACTTGAAACTGATTTAGAAACTTATAAAAAATTAGTAAATGAATTAAACCCTATTAGATATAGTCGTAATATTAAAGAAGAAGCAAGAGCTGATGAATTAAAAGAACAAATAAAATATCTTGAAGAAAATGACTTAAAAATACAGAAAACTGTTATAATTGATAATGTTGAATATAAAATTGGGTATTATATGTTTTATTTTAAGTCTGTTCGTGTTATTATTACTGGAGAAACAAATAAATTTTATAAAATTAAAGAAGTCCGTAGTAAATTATTAAATACTGATGCTGGCGGATTTATGTATTCAAAATATATGTATGAAGATACATTAAAAAATGATAGTAAAGAAGTCAAAATGATTAAAACAAATGTAAAACCTGTTTTTGTATATGAATCTGACGATAAATACGAAAATTATGATTAATTTTTTATAGATTAAATATTTTATATCTAATCTATATTATATATATAAAAATGAATTATACTTCAAATTATGAAAAACCTGAACATTACGGTCTTCACGCTGTTTTAATTAATAGTCATAAATATGAACCTAATGAAGCAATTAGAATATTTCACGACATTATTAAAAGTAATAAGAAGAGCTTTTTTAGAGTTTCTAAAAATTATTATAGATTTAGAAATATAAGTAAACAGAAATTTATTAAGAGTAGTTTTAAAACTAAGAAAATTAATGATGATATTAAAATTGTCTTTGGTATTTTAAAACCTGAATATCATCATCTTTCTGGAGGAGGATTTTTTACTGATTTATTTAAGAGTGGAGTTAATAAAGTAAAAACATTTTTTTCACCTAGATTAGATAGTTTTAATAATACATCAACAGAAACACTTAAAAATTATGGAAATAGAGAAGTTCTAAGCCTTACTATCTATAGAACACCTATTTCAAATATGTTGAATTATGCTTTAAATGCAATTTCATTAGGTCGTTGGAATAAATTAAGGCAAGAATATGGATTTGATAAATTATTCCATCTTGCATTAGTTGCAAATGTTGGAGATAAAAATGTTATTATGGAAAAGAATGAAGCCGTTAATATTTCAACCTCATATAAAACAAATAAAGATACAGAAGTTTATAATGTTAATCTAGGTGGTAAAAAGATAACAATCAACGATATTGTTTTAAAAACTCGTGAAAGAATAGGTGATATTAATTTTTTTGATTATGACCCTTTTAAACTAAATTGTCAGGTTTTTATTAAAGAATTATTAACAACTGTTGGTTTGTATGACAGTGGAACTGAAAAGTTCTTATTCCAAGATTTAAAAGGAATTTATGATAAATTACAGGGTTATGTTCCAAAAGTAGCTAAAGCAATAACTAGAACTGGAGCGATTTTTAATAAATTAAGTGGGCAAGGTGATGATGAATTAAATGTTGAAGTTGCTGTTTCTAATACTTTTAAACATTTAAATAGTGATAAAGCCTCAAAATTATTTTATGAATTTGTTAAAAAGGAAGCAGAAGGAAATGATGTTGGGCTTTATTTTATCCAACAATTATATCCTAAATGGTTAAAGACAAAAGAAGCAAAAGAGCTTATCAATGAATTAAAGAAAAAGGAACCAGTTAAAGAAGAAGTAATAGAAATTAAAGAAACTAAAAAATCAAAAAGGAAAGTAATGACAGAAGAAGAAAAGAAAGCAAAAAAAAGAGAATATGACGCGAAGAGATATCAATTATCTAAAAATAAAAAATAGATAAATTTTTAATTATTATTTTATAATTAAAAATAATAATCTTTCTTTATAATATATATGCCTTATATTATAAAAAAAGAAGGTGAAAAAGGTTTCAAAGTATGTAAAAGAGACCAACCAAATGTTTGTTTTTCTAAAAAGCCAATACCAAAAAAAAGAGCTATTAAACAACTAAAAGCAATAGGAATGAGTGGAAGAATGAAAGGTGGTTCTGAAGATAAATTAAAAATGTTTGAATTGTTTAAGGGGACTGGTTCAATAGGGAAAGTAGCTAAAAAAATGGGATTTGAAGTCGTTAGTTTAGATTTTGACCCTATTTATACTCCTGATATTGAAACGGATATTTTAAAATGGGATTATAAAAAATGGGCAAAGGATAATAATTTTTACCCTAATTATATATGGGCATCTCCTCCTTGTAATACTTATAGCCCTCTTGCATATCCATTAAAAGAAAGAAATACACAGACTGCAAAACCATTATCTGGTAGAGCTAAAATAGGCACTCAGATTTTATTCAGAACATTAGAAATAATTGATTATTTTAAAAAGAAAAATCCTAAGTTATTATTTACTATTGAAAACCCTAGGGGAATGATGAGAAAGCATAAAGAAATGCAAAAATTACCTAATCTAGAAACTACATTATATTGTTTATATGGAGACTTTAAGAGAAAACCAACTGATTTTTGGAGTAATTTTAGAATGGATTTACTAACAAGTAAATCATATTGTAAAAATAAGACAATTGGAGTTGTTGATTTAAAGAAAATAGAAGATAGATATAGCATTCCTTCAAAATTAGTTAAACAAATTTTAAGTGTAGCTAAAGAAAAAATTTTAAATAATGAAAATGGTCTAAAAGGTGGTTATAATCCTAATGAGAATTATATAGGGGCTGAAGGTTTTGAAGATTATTTAAAACAAGTTGAAAAGGAACAAGGAATTGATTTTAATAAATTGGGGTCTGTTAGAAATGTTAAAGGTAATATTTTTGAATCAATAGTTTTACCAACAGATAGAATTGTTAAAGATGAAGTGTTATATAATAAAATATTAAGTGAATATCTAACAGAAGCAGAATTTAATAAACTTAAGGCAGAACGTCCTAATATGTCTCAGACTTATTCCCAATATATGGATAGTGCTAGGAAAATAGCAGAAGCAAGAAGCACACGAAATTTAGACTTAGAAGAAAGAAGCAGACAAGACAGGGGTTTATTTGATTATAAAAGGGCACTTTATGATTGGTATCTTAAAGAGTATCCTGAGCGTGCTTATGTTAAATGTAGACTAGATGAAGAAGGTAATTTAAAAGAAAATCAACCTCCATTTTCTACAACTAGACAAGAATGTCAGAGAAGAGTTGATAAATTTAAAAGGTCTCAACAATGTTCTGGATTTTTTGGTAAAGCCACTTGTTTTTTAAGTGATGTTGCGGATTTTATAGTTGATAATGTAGCGGATAAATTACCGGTTGTTGGTCAAATTGCTAGTTCTGTTTATAAGTCATTTGCACCTCCTACCTCAAAATTCTATGGTTCTGGAATTTTACCAACTAATAAGAAGTTATATGAACAAGTTAAAAAGAAAGTTTATAAAGAACAACCGAGACACTCATTATATAGGTCTGCTAGGGTCATAAAGGAATATAAAGCTTTAAATGGGTCATTTAAAGAAACTAATCCTAACCCCTTAAACATAAAAAAATGGTTTATGCAAGAATGGTTGGATGTTGAAAGTTTTATAAATGGTTTAGAAAAACCCTGCGGTAGTGTTAAAAGTAATAAATATCCTTTATGTCGTCCTAAAGCCATATTAGAAAAGATGTCAGAAGAAGAATTAAATAAAATGTTAGATGAGAAACAAAAATTAAAGGAAAAGCCATTAAGAACTGAAAAAATATTAGGTCGGTCTGATTTGAATATTAAACCAACTATTACTGGATTAGGAAAGATGAATTTTAAGACTTATTTAAAGGATGTTCAAAAAGTAAGTCCTATTAAGTATTTACGAATTGTTAAAGAAAATGCTTTAGAAAATGGTTATGACCCATCTAAAATTAAATGGGCTAATGATGGTAAACATAAGTTAGAATATGAAGGTGTTAAATTTGGAGCTATGAAATATAATGATTATATTTTATATCAAATAAAAGAAGGAAAAGAAAAAGCACTTAAAATGAGAACTAATTATAGAAAAAGGGCTGAAAAAGTAATGGAAGAGACTTATAATCATCTCTCTCCTGCTTCATTAAGTTTTTATGTATTATGGTAATCTGTTGATTCTGAACTATTTGATTCTATTTCTGTGCTTGAACAAGATTCAGTATCAGAATCAGATTCAGAATCATAATCTTTACAAATTAAATGACTATCGCTAAATTTACTCTTATCCTGGCATATCATATCAGAAATATAATTTAAGAATGCTCTATCATATTTCTTTTTATAGTTCTTATTTAAATAATTTATTATGTCATCTTCATAAATAATATTAAATGTGAGTAAATTACAGACTAAATCTCTTTTGATTATTAGATGCATTTCATTAAGCTTCTTTTCAGAAATTCCTCTTATTTCATCCATTACTCTAGCAGATGCATTAGGATGTAATTCATAAAGAAATTCAAAAGGTATTTTATCATTTAATTGCTTTTTAAGTCTATTTATATCATCAAAGGCGAAATCAATAGCTTCTGAAATTGTTATAGGTAGAGCTTCTTTCATTTCTTTAACAAGTTTATTTATTAAACTTTTGTCCGCTTTAGTTTCTTTGAGATGTCCGATTATTTCAACTAGTTCATAAGTAGTTATATTAATCTTAATAGATGCCATTATATATATAAATATATATAGATAATAATTCTTTAAATATTTTAATATTAAAAAATAAAATTTCTTATATATTTTTTATTTTTTAATCATCTTCTGACAATATATAAATAGATTGTTCTGTCATTGCTATTTGTGGATAGTTCTTAAAGACTGTTGCCCATCTTGATTTAGTTTTCTTAATTTTAGTCATATCATCTTTTTCTAAACCTACATATTCCTGTAATAGGTATTTAATACCTCTTAAGCTTCCAGAATGGGGAAAATATGTTATTGAATGCGCTTCATTTAAAATTCTGCGTGTGTCTTTTCCCGCAGTTGGTAAATGTGATGTGAATATACATCCAATTTTATAGTGTCTTCCTATTTCTAAAATTTGATTTAAAATAGAGTATACAGCTTCTCTTATTTTCTTATCTGCTATAACATCAATATCATCAAAAACAACAATTGAATCAGAAAATGAATCAACAGGAATAGGGTCAGAAACAAGAGTTTCATCAACCTTTACACGCTTAGGATTTACAACATCAAGTGAATCATCCTCAGGCAATGCACTAAATAAATAAACATTCTTCTTCTTACATAATTTCTTACATTGCTTTATATAATTTGCAGTGTATGTTGATTTGCCGGAGCCACTGGGGCCACAGATATATAGAATTTCGCGCTCTTTGTCGCAATCTGGAATTTGTTGAAATTTTCCATTATCTAGTTTTAAATTTGAGAATCTCTTTTTAATATCATCATTATCTGCACTATCTGTGCATATACTAACAATTTTATTATTATATTTGCCACCTTCTATTATGCATAATTGTCTTCCGACCTTATCTAAATTTAAGTCTGCCATTATATATATAATATTACAGATATTTTTTTAATTATATTTATCATTAAATAAATTATTTTTATAACTTAAATTAACTTATTATTATTTTTCAGACCATTTAGAAAGTAAAGAGCACACTAATTAGAAGGGTTAGAAGGGTTTTAAATCATAAAATTTATGTTAAAATGATTTCAAAAAGTGAACAGCCACCAAATTAAAAACTGTCCGAAGGGTTAGAAGGGTTTTTTTCAAAAATTTACTTTATTTTTGGAATCACAATTTTTAGGAAACCTATTTTTAAAATTCTATCATTTTTTAAAATAAACCCTTCTAACCCTTCTAACCCTTCGGAAATAGCCACCATTTTACTTTTTTTTATGAAGGGTTTATTTTTGGGTAGTTATAAAGTGCTATAAAATTGTTAGCTCTTTACTTTTAAAACCGAAGGGTTTAATAAAGGTTATTTATTTGGGGGGTTTTGGACTTAGAAATCTATCATTTTAAAACCCTTAGGTGTTAAAAAGTAAACAGATAACCATTTAATAACATTTTATAAATTTCTAATTATAAAACCCCTCGGAGTTAAAAAGTAAACAGCTACCCAATAAAAGGAAAGTTCCGAAGGGTTAGAAGGGTTAGAAGGGTTTTTTTTGAAAATTGATAGAAATTTAAAATGGTCTTATAAAAATTTGGAGGTCTGGAATATTTAGCAATTTTTTGAAAAAAACCCTTCTAACCCTTCGAACCGTTATAAATTGGTCGGCTCTTCACTTTTAATTCCAGGTTTTTAATAATTTTGACAATATTAAACCCTTCTAACCCTTCTAAATAGTATGCTCTTTACTTTTTATAATATTAAATATATTATAAAATTTAAACATAATTATCTTCTATACAGATATTAATTCTTTCATTAGTTTCATCATTGTTTGGGAATCTATAAACTCTAGTATTTGTTTCTTTATCTTTTTTAGAGAATTCCTTAAAAACTTTGTTAAATTGGATTTCAAAAGAGTGTAATGTATAAGAACTTATTAATTTATTCTTCTTTGCATAATCAATTGAATCATCATATAATTGTTTAGTAGTCCAGGATTTGCCCTTAAGCCAGTCTAGATTATCTTTAACAAATCTAATATATGCAGGGGCATTTGCTATTATTAAACGCTTCTTAAATGCAGTCATTACTATTTCAAGGGGTTTGTATTCAGTAATATCACGAGATTTAAGATAGTTATAAAGTTGTCTAAGGCATTCTTCATCATTTTCAAATTTGACTAGATTAGAATAGTATTCAACAGGCTTTTTAACTTCAGGACTTTCAATAAACATAAATCTTCTATCACTATTACTTACTTTAAATACATTTTCATTATTAGTTGTGAAAAAATAGTTTTTAAAATCTTGAATTAGAAACTTATCTTTACCTTTAAATTCTATTAATTCAGTTTTTCTTGTTATGATATCTTTAAGTTCGTTTGCTACTTCTTGAGCTCTTGCATTTATTTCATCACCAACAACAAATAACTTCCCCATCATATCACCATTAAACTTATCAGTTAAAGCACTTGTATCTCTGAATTTAGCTTCATAACCTTTAATAAGCTTACTAAATATATCACTAACTTTATTTTTTCCGACACCTTCAACAATACTATAGAAAACTAAAGCAACATCTGTTTTAACTTCTGGTTTCTGAATAATATGTGAAAACCAATTTAGAACATAATTAGAAATAGGTTTCTCTTTTCTTCCCTCTTCATTACAAATAAATTCAATATGTTTAATAAATATGTTTACTTTTTCAATATCATAAGTATTAGTATTATTCTCATAAAAGAAACCATTAAACAAATTATATTTATCACCAATACTTTTATCATTAGGACTGAAAAGAAAGCTACTGAATGTATTTCTTTTATCACTTTGTAAATAAAGAGATGTAAATTTATATTTAATTTTGTTATGCATAAAGAATAAATTCTCCATTGACTTTTCAAAATTCTTATAATTTGTAATAACTGATTTATAGATTTTATAAATATCATCAGACATATAAAAATAGGCGTGGAAAGCGTTAAAATATCTAAATGAATTAGTATATTCAAAATATTTTAGATAATTTTCTTCTCCTAGTTCTTTAATATCATTATTAAAAAAATCTGATAGTTGTTTAATATTGAAATCAATATCTTTATTTATATCTATATCAATCGTGTATCCTTTTAATATCTTAGCAATTATTCTATCTTCTGTTTGGATATGGTCATCTAATATATCTAAATAATCTTGTTTCATTTCTTTTACTGAAAAATTTAAATCAAGTCCGAACTTTTCATTTATAAGTTCTTTGAATTCTTTTAATAGCTTCTTATTATAACGTTCTGATTTAATCATTAGGCCATCTGCGCATAAAACTGCATCATTACTAATAATATTATGGGATTTGCAATACAAATAAATAGCTTCTAAAATACGACATTCAATCTCTTGTAAGTAGTATGAAACAACTGAACCAATTTCATTATATTCTTTAGTTCCTTTAAGTTCTTTATTATTTTTTACTTCATTAGAAATGTCAGGATTATTTTCGTGGATAGCTTTTCCTATTGTTTGTAATTCTCTTTTAAAGTTCTTAATATTCTTAGTAGGAACAGCATCCGGAATATTACAATCTTCAGCCCAACCTTCAAAACCACCAAAATATAAAAGGATTATAAATAACTTCTTAGCATCATCACGAGATACTTTATAAGCATCCATAACTTCCTTAAGATACTTATCCCTATTTTCAACATAATCCTCTAAATTATCACATTCAATACCGTATTTTTTGCATACTTGATATAAAATAGTAGGATGGCAGTTATCAACATCAATATCTGTATAAATTGGCTTAGCTAGAGTTTGTCTTATTTCGCGTCTAATACAAAATAGACCAAGTGCTCCAACTGGATTACAACGACCAAAACTCATACCTTTAACACGCTTATATGTTATTTCAAATCTACCTAATTTATGTATTTTCTTATATTTTAAGAGTTGTTCTCTTTCATTAGAATATAATAATTGTGCAGTAGGATTATGAAAGCTATCTTTTAATAAGTCAGAATTTATCAATTTATCTAAGACTTCATTAGAGACTTCTTCAATAAGAGTAAGGTTGTCAAGTTTGCTTTGGACGGACTTTAAAGTTAATTCTGGGAATTTAACCATTTCTATATATATATAGTATATATAAAAATTTCTTTAAATAATTTTATATTAAAAAATAAATTTTTTTTATATATTTTTTATACTTAAAAAAAATTATTCATTTTTATTTTTCATAATCTGAAGAACGAGATTATGTTTTTTGCTTTGTATATGCTTACTTTTGTTAAAATAGGTATAACTTCCATAACATATATCACAGATATGCTTTTCAACAATCTTATCTTTATTTTTTTCTTGGAAATTTTTTATATATTTTTTAGAATCATATTTTTTCCTTATATTTTTCAAATCCTTAAGCTCTTCTTTTTTAGCTTTAATCATACTATTAATTTCATTTAAATCAGGCTTTTTCTCTTTAATAACTGGAGTTTCAATTGGTTCATTGTAGTCTTTTTCTACAATTTTTTCAACTTTATTATCTTTGTATTCAACTTTAATACCATCATCCTTTATGATTACAATATTTTGCATATTTCTTATATATATATTAGTAGAAAAAAATCTTTAAATATTTTATATTTTTTATATATAAATTTTATTTTTCTTAATATAATTTTTAGATAAATTATTTATATAATCTTTCATTTTAGTCATTTCTTTATCTATATCACTTTTTTTTATATCAAGTGCTTTTAAATTTGTCTCAATTCTCTTTTTAGTAATACTATCTTTATAATATTCTTCAACTTTTTTAATAGCTTCTAAATTAGTATATTTTTGATAGACTAGACCTACATTACTATTAAAAAATGATGATAAATTAACCAATTCTGGTTTATTATTAAGTTCTTTATTAATAGAAAAAATTCTTTTTAATATTTTATAATATTCATCATTTTTCTTAAGTTCTTCTATATTTTTCTTAAATTCAGTAATAAGTTTATTATTAACTGGCTTTTCTATATCTTCTTCTTCAGCTTCTATTTGCATTTCTATATTTTTAACATTAAAATAATAATTAATAGATAATTCTATAAATCTAAAATCAAAATATAAAATAAAGTCAAGTTTAATAAATTCAGTGGTATCATTAAAATATTTCATAAAATCAGAACGCTTTAAAAATTCTCCTTTGATATATTTAACCTTTTCATCTTTATTCTGGAATTTAAGTTCTATAAAATAAATATTCTTATCTTTATTAGTAAAAGTCATTATATCAACTATTTTATCATATATAAAATCTTTATTATGGCTTTCTACGAACTGGTATAAATCAATATCTCCATAATATTTTTGAGATTGAATAGAATAAGAACCCTTAATTCCTAAAGGTTGTTTCTCAATACGGAATTTTAATAATATCTCTTTTATAACATCAGCAATATTTTGCTTTTTTTCTAAAATATCCATTTAATATATAATTACTTTAGATAAAAAAATAAGGGTTATAATGGTTAGAAGGGTTATTTTTAAAAAATGAAAAAATTCTATTTATATTAAATTATATAAATGGAATTATAAAATATTAGTAAATTTTTATAAAAAACCCTTCTAACCATTATAACCCTTATTTAATAAGGTAAGGGTCATTTCTTGAATCATTATAACTCATAGCATTTCTGCGCTTTCTTAGTCTTCTTCCCCTACCTTCTTCAACATCTCTTGATAATTCAGGTAATTCAGGGGCACTTGCACTTGCAACAGTTCCAGAAGCATTAGGAATAGGAATAACAACATCAGGTGCAACTAATCTATCCTCTTCTTCAGCATCTTCTAATTCTCTATTTAATACATTATAAACTTTATCACCTCTATATTTGTATAAATATACAATCATTTTGTATAATTGTTTAATACCATCACTCAATGATTTTTTAGTTAAATAAATAGAAAATACATCAGGATACCTTCTTAAAATTTCATTTCTTATATCAACCATTCTATCAATATCTTCATCAGCTTCTTCAAATTCTTTTGTTTCAGCTACTCCAGTAGGTGCAGACTCAACACCTTCTAAAAATGTTTTAAATTCTTCAACTTTCTCAATAGGGTATTCTTCTTCTAATATCTTAAATAAAATCTCACTTCCTCCTTCTGTTATAAAATCGCGCCTTTCTCTATTAGTTGAAAGATTAGAATAAGCATCTTTAACTTCACCTAATTTAATCATTAATTCCTCATCTCTTATACTTTCTTCCTTTTCTAGAATTTGCATTCTTTTAATATCTTTATTAGCTTGACTTAAATCGCGCTCTTCATATGGTCCAGCAGGTTTAAAAATAGGTTGAGATTTCATAAAATCCTTTTGTGCTTCATAAACACCTTCTAATGCTTTAATTTCGTCAGTTGTTAGATGTGGATTATGCATAAATTCACCCATTAAGAATTTATATTTTCTAGTTTCATCAGGAGATAAAGTCTTTTGATTCAATTCACCTTTAATTTTATCAATGATTGCTTTTCTTTCTTTTATCTCAGTTTTATATAAAGGTGTTGATTTTTCATCATTTAAAAAATTAGATAAAGCAACTGGAATTTTAGACATTTCTTCATCAACTCCACTTTGTATATCTCTTGATGTAATAGGAATAATAATACCAGTATATAATTGTTTTCTCATTGTTTTAAAGAAACTTAAAATAGAGAATAATCTAGGTATAGCTCTTTTAGCTTCTTTAGCAACTCTTGCATCAGCAGCGAGAGATTCAAGATTAGATTGTAATTTTTCAAAACCAATAACAATACTATTAACAATGCTTTCATACTGTGCAATTTTAGATTTAATAAGAGATTTAGATGTATTTGAAATATCAGGTCTATTTAGATTTCTAGAAATATTATTATATAACATTAATATCTTAGAAAAATCAAAACTATCTAAAAACTTATTTAAAAATCCTTCACCTCTAGAATATGCATCTTCAGCTTTTAATAATAATTCAGTATTATTATAGACTTCTTGTAAATATCCATATAATTTATCCATTTGTGAATCAATATTAGCTTCATTAATATAATCACGCTCTGCCTTTGGTGCGATAGTTTCATTAAATATTTTAGCCTGTTCTTTTTCTCTTTCAAAAACTCTTTTATTAATTCTTTGGTCTTCGTCTAGAACTTCTAAAACTTGACGACGTCTTAAATTAAAATCTGTCATTATATATATTTAAATTAGATAATTTTAATTTAAATATCAATTTATTTTTTTAATATAAATTATGGTCCTTAACATACTTTGAAGCTTCAATCATAGACATCTTCTTCTCTTCCATAACCTTTTTAACAATTTCAGCACGCTTATTTACTTTCTTACCTCCAGACTTACCTTTTGCAACCTTCTTACCTCCAGTTGTTCCCATTCCAGACATAGAACTTGATTTCATTTCAGATTTAGGAACTAAACCACGACCTAATTTAACTTCTTTCTTCTTACCACCAGAACGACCTTCACCGGCAATTGTAGCAGGAAGACCTAATTCAGCACCTCCTTTCATCTTAGAAGGGCGACCTCTCTTTTTACCACCAGTTGTGCCTAAACCAAACATTCCAGCAACATTTGAAATAAGAGGAATACCTAAATCTGATATAATTCCTTCACCTTTCATTTTAGAAGGACGACCTCTCTTTTTACCACCACCAGAACCACCCGCACCTTCTTTTTTAACCATACTTAACATTTTAGAAGGACGACCAACCTTTTTACCACCAGAACGACCACAACCCATTTTTGATTTCTTCTTTACATACTTACCAACACCTCCAGAATTACCAGCTCCAATAGCTCTATCAAAACCTGTATCCATCATTGTCCCGCTAGCAAATCCACTTCCACCAGTCTTTTGTGCATCACCGCACACACATTCAGCGACATCTTCGTCATCACATTCACAATCTCTAGCTCCACCAATAGCTTTACTTATAGAACCAATTAAAGAAGGTAGAACCATTCCAGCAAGTGCTCCAAGAAAACCACCAGAAAGACCTTCACCTGTCATTTTATCGTGTTCAATATATTTTTGATTAAGCTTTTTAATGTCATCGGCAATCATACGATTGTATTCATTATCATACGGCATTATATATATATTTAATTAGATAAAAATTAAATTAAATTAATTTATATTTTAAAAACAGGTTTTTTTATTTCTTTTTTATTTTCTTTATTTATATCTAAATCTTTTGGTTTTTCTTCTATAATTAGTTCAATTTTATTATCATCATTATATATTTTATTATTTACCTTAACATTGGTTAAACCATTTGTAATAGCAGGCTTAAATGTATTCTCATTTTTATATTTAATTTTAAATCTTTCTATAATTACATTAGGAATAAGAGGTTCATAGTCTCTTATATTTTGTAAATCATTATTTATTATATCAAATAAATCTTTGGCATTAACTCTAAAATTACGCTCCAAACTTAATTGAAGTTGAATCCATTTAGAAATTTTTATATAGTTTAAAGAAACCATTCTATGTGTTTCTGCTCTTTTTGTGCAATCAAAATAATTATCAATAGTCTTTAATATTGAAACCATAATAGATAAAGCACCCAAAAATAATGTCTGTTTATCAAATAATACAAGAGGTCCTAAAAATCCAATTATTGCAGATAGCATAATAACAGGAATGTTTATCAATATTGAAATTTTATTAAAAAAACCATAAGAATCGCTATGAAGAATACTCATAGATTCAGCCTTTTCAGCTTCTTCTTTTAATAATTCTTCAAAATCATCAGAATAAATTAATTTTGTATTATCCATTTAATAATATAAAATTATATATAAAATATTTTACACTTAATTACATTAATCTTCCTTCAAGTTTACCTTTAGGTTTAGCATAACCAAGGGCACCCAAAACTTCAGCACCAGCCTTTGCATATTTATTATCTACATTTGAGAGAACAGACTTAGCAAGGGAAGGAATTTTAGGAGCAACTTTAACAGCAAGAGATTTAAGAGTGTCTAAAAAGCCACCACCTACAAGTCTTTCAACGTCTGATTTGGTGTAAGCTTCTTGAGAAGATGCTTCTAATACATCACTCTTTGTCAAAATACCAGTGTATGTGCTACTTGTTCCCCTTTCACATACGAAAATACCAGAATTCATAGTAATAATATAGAGGTCATAATCAACAGCACTTCCAGTTTGGTTTTCAACTTCAATATTCATTTGGAGTGAGAAATTGCCCAAAGAACCACTGCAATAATAATCTTCAACAAGTTGAATATCCTTACCGAATTCAAGAACAAGTAAAGAACCAGCAGTTGGTTTATAGTTTGATGTAGCAGAACCAACAGAAGGAGAAAATCTAGCCTTACCGCTGAATTCATACCAGCTTTGATTTGAACCATTTTCTACTGACATTCTATATAAATCTTGTTGAGTTGCACTTGAGAGAATACCAGAATTATTGTTAAAATTGACTACAACGCTATTAATAGTAAGGAAATAGTCAGGAGTTGCATTATTAAGAACACGAGGTTTAGCATAGACAATAAGCTTATCTGGAATTTGGTTTAATTGTAAGTTTGTGGAGCGTGCAATCGTTTTAGCACCAGGGGCAAGTTGAGGAAGGTTAGAAGTAATATAACGGGGCATTTCATAGTAAGGAACAACATTTCTAGCGGGCATTATATCACTAGGATGACCAGTAATGAAAGTAAAGACAAGTTCAGAATCTTCAAAACCAATAATTGAAACATTACGAGTTGCAATAGAAGAACGCCAGACTCTTGTAGCATCACCAATATTCATAACTACATTAAGATTTTGGATACCATAGATACCTTGGTTATTACTCTTAGGATGAGCAAAAATGAAAGGAGAAAGTAAAAGAGGTTCAGCAACAGTGAAAGCAATATCATAATACTTGCCAGCGCTATTATAAACTACATCATCAAGAACCCAAGAACCACGAGGGGCAAGGTCATTATCAAGAGAATTTTTCCAAACACCAAGAGGATTTGCAACATCACCAACAGCGACTGCATCACCATAACTAGCTACTCTATCGTAGAGTGTAGGAGTATAACCATTATAACGAGCAAGTTCTTTATCATCAATCAAACGGAGAAGAGCAGGGAGAACATCGCGCATATTGATAGAAACGCTGTTGTTGTTGATTGTAGCAGTCATAACACTAACCAATTGATGGAGAGGGAAAGGAGCGAGCGCGTCAGTTAAACCGATAGTAATATTATCAGATGTAAAAGCGGGGTCAGCTACACGAATTTTAACTTTAGAGCGCCAGAGAACGCGTCTATCAATAATAGTTTGTTCACTGGGAACTTGTATGTTATAAGTGTGAGAGCTTGGAGTAGCACTAACAGCTTTGAATTGAGCGCTTGTTATGTTTTGACCGCCTTTTTGCACAGCATACCTGATAGAATCTGAACAATTTAGTCTGTCATCTTTAACCAAAACTTTTTGAAAATCAGTAGACATTCTTTATATATATTAATTTAAGAAAATTTATTTTTGATTATATTTATATAAAATCAAAAATTCTTATATTTTTTTTATAGAGTAATATTTCCGAAATCCTTTCTTCTAAACATTAATTTTATATTACTTGAACAACGGGAGCCTAAATAAAAAGGATGCAATGACCCGAAAATATCCTTCCAAAATACTGAAATTTCAATAGCAGAAAGAGGAGAGGTGCCGAATAAGTCAACAAATCTATATTCGCCATTTGGTGTGTATTCAACGGTGGGTTTATATGTATTAGTTGGAGAAAATGGAACGGTAAAGTCAGTCAACATAGGAATAATATTACTGTTATTACCAACATTAAAAAGATTTGAATCACTATTAAAGATTTTTGGAACACTCACGAGACCCTGGACAACGGGGAGAAGCGCTGTTGTAAAAACTAAAGATTGAATAGGGTTCATTAAACCACAAGTTGAGCCTTCTTGATACATTTGAATTGCGTTATAAGTAGGAAGGGTTAAGATATTAGTATCATTAATATTATATATATCAAATTGAAAGTTCTTACCATTAACAATATTGCTATATCCTAATTTAGTAAATTGGAAACTAGATAACAGAGTTTGAAGAGGACTATTACAGAATAACTTAATAGGATTTGTTAAAGAACGGTCAAACCCTACTTGGTCGCAATCTAGAATAAATAGTAATGATTGTGGGTCAAATTCCATAAAAGGACAATTTTCTGTAGGTAAAGTTCCACCTGCATTAATAACTGCATTCTTAAGACCATTAAAACATTCAATTAAAGATTGATTCATCATAAAAGCCCAATGTTGATAAGATTGAACAAAATAATAGTCAGAAGTTAAATCTTGAAAAGTAAGAGGAGGATTAGGAATAGGTTGAGTATTGTCAAAAGGAATATAGTTAATATATTGCTGACATTCAATAGTAGCATTTCCTACTTTATAAGACATAGTAAATGAATACACTAACTTATTTACATTTGTTTGACCTATGGACACACTAGGAATGAAACAAGGAAGAGTAGGTGTTTGAATAGAAAAGCGAGCAACACTCATAAAATAATTTTCAGGGCTCATAAGATAAGGTGAATTTCTAATTTCATTAAATCTAAGTTGAACAGGTGGCTTAGTTCCGGTATTGTCATTATTAATTAAATCAATATCATAATAAATATGGTAAGGTTGGGAACTATCGTATTTAGAAGCTAACTGAATAGACATTATTATATAATTAATAATAGATATTAATTATAGAAATATTATTAAAATCATTTTATATTTATATTATCATATTTTTATTAATCATAAAAAATGTAATTAATTTATAAATCATCAGATATAACACTTTTTAACAATTTAATTTTAGATATTAAATTTATAATATGTATGTATAAATTGTAATAAATATAATTAATAAATTTTATATAATATATTAAATCAATTTAATCCAAAATTAAAGATAAAATAATTATTTTAGTATAAAAATACTTAAAGAATAATCACCATAATAAATTATAAATAAGATGCCCAATTATAAAAATTGTAGCCGTTGTGGAAATATTAATAAAGGAGTTTCAACTGTTAAAATGTTATTCAATACTGATAATTTCAATTTTAACCTATGTATTAAATGTAAACGGCTGTATAAAGACCAAATTATTAAAAATTAAGATAAAATAATGTTATTTTGAGATATTTACATTGATATATATATTAAAAATTTCGAAATTTTTAATATATCTTTTATTTGAATTATCTATTTTAATCTGTAAATATCTATTAATATATAAAAGTATCTGTATATATTAATAATCTTATATAATTTTGGTTAAATGTTCAATAGGAATGAATAAATAGTCCATTTCTTTGTCATTATAGTCAAGTCTTTTGTTTCTAACAAATTTTTTCTTCTCAAATGTATTAAATTTATTTTCATCATACTTTATGTAATATAAGCCATTTTCAAATTTAAATAAGAATATTATGTTATCTAATATTTTATTAGCGCCTATTATTGTTGTGGGGAAGTCCTCATATTTATTCCTTCTTGTCTTTAGCTCATATATATTTTTAGTTCCTTTAAAATCATATTGAGAGAATTTATCCGTTATTATTTCTATATCATCTTTAAAGAAATTATTTAAGTCTTTAAGTATTTTTTTCTCATTTTCTTTTCCATACTTATAATCATTACAAAATCTAGACATTTTTTATATATTATTATATTATATAAAAAATTTTATTAAACTAATTTTATATTAAATTTTTTTTATACTATTTTTTTTTATTTGGAACTTTTACATAATCCAAAGCCTGAGAGACAGAATGACCCATTGCTTTAGCATCTTCTTTTAATTCTTCTATAGTATCTTGATGTTTGTTAGATAAGAATGAATGTCTTAAAATTGATGAACCAACAGACTTATTTTCAAATATCTTATTTATAATTCTAGTTATTGAATTGACTTGTTCTAGAGGATTTCCATTATAATATACCAAAAAATAAGCATCAATAGGAGTTTCTTTTTTAATTGACTTAATAGGATGCTCTTTAAAGTAAGGATGGAATTTAAAATATAATTTGATTATGTTAAATAAATCTTCAGGGATATCTTCAACTTGTTGACCTTCTTTTTTAGAAGTCTTAAATATGTTAAATATAAATAATTTAGAGTTATAGACTAAATAGTTAGATGATATAGGGAGATTTGAATTATTGTATTTAACTACTTTCATTTTTTGATAATCCATATTTCGCCTAGGTTGTTTATAGTAATAGAGGGATAAAATCATATATTCTAATAATGTATTATAATTATGTTCATTTATCTCTTTTGAATTTTTAAACTTATCAACCTTTTCCTTAAGTGTATTTAATTTACCTCCTACTTCATTCCATTCAACCCAATTTTTTGATTGAGTTTCTGATTTAATATTTTGGTGTTCTAGTTCTTTAAGTTCTTTATTTTTATTAACCATTAAATCAAAGTAATAGTCATATAGGTTCTTTTTACTTTTACTATCTTTATCTAATGATAAAGCAGAACAGATAGAAATAAGATAGCTTCTCTTTGTATTTTCTTTATATTTTTCTAATTTTGACATTATATCATCCTTTTTCTTAAGAAAGTTTAAATTCTTAAGAGGTGTATCATCATTTAATTTTTCTAAATTTCTTACATACATATTTATGGATGAATCAGATAAATTTTTATTTTTAAATTTTTGAATTAGTTCCTTTTTAAAGTCGGTTTCAAAATTCATAATACTATATATATATTATTAGATATTTAAAAATATTTTTATATATTTTTAATTATTTATTAAGAATTAAATAGATAAGCAATTTATAAACTAGCATATGACCAATATCCAACAGGAGTTTTTATTATTGTTATTCCAGTTCCAGCGTTGCAATCATAATTTACACCATTTACAATAATAACGGCTTTATGTGCTCCAGCAATATTAAAGACACGAACTTTTTTATGAGTGTCTAAACTAGTTGTTTGAATAGTAAAAGTATCATTATTATTTTGTGGATTTAATTGAATTATTTTCTGTGCTACAATATTTGGTAAAATATCGGATGTGTAATAAGTAGACCAAGCCGTTGCATCAAATGATAAAGAAGAATAATTAATTTGTGGTAAATCAGATAAAAAGGCTAGATATTCAGTAGCAGTAAATGCTTGATTACCAACTGCGATATGTGTAGTATTTCCAACGGCAGATGAATAATAAATAGTCATTCTATTACCTGTAGCTAATTGTGAATCAGAAATTTGAAATTGACCTGCTCTAATACCAGCATCAGTTCCATCAAAAAACTTTTGAATATTTAAAGCCATATTAGAACCATCAATTCCTGGAGGAACACTAACTAACTTTACAGCGGAACCGCTAGCAAGTAAATTAATTGCATTACCATTTAAAACATTAAGTCCTAATGTTCCTAAAATTTCAGTATTTCCTTGAGTGCTTAATAATACAGTATTATTTGGAAAGTTTGTCAACTGAACAGAATTATTCCCAGTTTTAGAAATAATTATATTATCTGTAAAATTATTATCCGTCTTATCTCTTTTAGTTTCATTTAACTTATATACGCCTGTTTTTTGAGACATTATGTTATATTATATTACTAGATAAAATATAATTATATTAATTTTAAATCCAGCCATTTACCATATAGAAGATTACTTCTGTGTTAGAGAACACAAATGTGCAAGCATCTTTAGGAGCAAGTCTAAATTCAACAGGGTTTAAGCTTTGGGGGTCTGTAAGTCTTATAGAAAGGTTTGAAGAAGCACTAACATTTGCAATATAGACTTTATCAGAAGTTTGAACTCCATTAGCATAACTAGCTTCAAAACCATATGAGAAAAGATTGAGGTCTGCTGTTGTATAATCTGATGAACCATTCCAGAGAAGTTTAACCGCACCACCTTCACCATAAAGAAGGCGTGTATTAGCGAGGTCTTGAGCACCAAAGGAACTTACAAATTTATACTGGATTTTTTGCATATTGTTTTTAATATTTATATCTGCATTTGTTAAAGAACCAACTGAAGTTTGGAGATTTTGAATATTTGAGTTAGCAGTTGACATTTGATTTTGGAGGGTGTTAATACTAGAATTTTGATTAGAATCACTATTTTGAAGAGTTGAAATAGCTGATGTATGTTGTGAAACTGTGTTTGAAAGAGTAGAAACAGTTGTATCAAGAGTTCCAACTTGAGTTGAGAGAGAAGAGACAGAACTAGAAAGTGTTGAGACATTTCCATTAGTTGTTGTTAAATCTTCGCGGAGAAGGTATACGCCGGTTTTGACTGCAGCCATATTATATATACCTTATACAAAGAAAAAAATATTCCTTATATATTTTTATAGTAATTCCCAAATTGAACCATTATATTTGAAACTTATACTATCATCTTTTTCTAAATAATAATCAATACTATTTACTGTATCTTTTATTAATACTTTTTTAGAAGTTATATGTGTTTTAAATTTAATCATTAAACCACTTTTAATTCCAGATATTGGGAGATTATATGATTCTAAATCATTACTGCTCTTAATTCTAATTGTATTTTCTTTATCATAGTTTCTAAATTCATTAATTTGACTTGTAATTCCTGTTGAATCTGTAATACTATATAAAGAAGAAGATACAGAAGTGCGTGTTAAATCGTCAGTTGTCCAAACTGAGTTATTTGTATTTTGGAACATTAAATAAGCAGTAATAACATCACCATATCCACCAATACTAAATGTTGAAACTACATAACTATTCCACGCATTTACTAATTGAACAGTTGCTGGAGTTGTAGAAAAGAAATAGGAAACAAATTTTACATAA